AATGGTTCGATTCCAGATGGTTATACAGTAAATAACTACCTGACCGACACCAATGCTTACTTCATCTGCACCGATGTGCCAAACGGTATGAAACATTTTGTTCGTACTCCTTTGAGCAACTCGATGGACGGTGATTTTGATACTGGTAACGTTCGTTACAAGTCTCGTGAGCGTTATTCTTTTGGATTCTCGGATCCACTAGGAATGTTTGGATCACCTGGCGCTTAATCAGCCCCAGAGTAGCAATAAGACCCCGCCCATAAAGCGGGGTTTTTCTTTATATATTTACTTGCATTTCCTATTAAATGTAGTAAGATTGTAGAAACTGGGAAAACCAGCTTATTAAACTGTCCCAGCAGACGCATACACGATTAATAAGCTTACTTTGTATGGAGTATTAATATGGCACGTACCACCTTTTCGGGTCCAGTCGTCTCTCAGAACGGCTTTATTGTTGACCACAACACAACACAAGCAATTAACGCAACTGGCACGGCAACAGCCGCTCAAGTAGTTGCTGGTTACATTACCTCAACTTCCGCAGCCGCTACCACAATTACATTGCCAACAGGCACTTTACTAGGCGCAGCTGTAAGCGCTACGCAGGGAACTGTATTGGATTTGTTTATTGACAATACCGCTGGCGCAAGCACAGTAACAGTTGCTGTAGCTACAAATGGTATTTTATCAACCGCTGCTGTAGATACTGCTGGTTCTTTTGGTGATTTGACCGTTACCGCAGGTGTAACAGGCTTGGCTCGATTTACCATTATGTTCTCTAGCGCAACTGCCTACGTCTTTACTCGCACCGCTTAATTAATCTAGGGGTAAACCCTTAACTTTTGGAGATTAATTATGAGTATGCAATATGACGTTAAATCAACGGCTATAGCCGCATCTGCAACTAATTCTGCTGTATTTGCTGGACCAGCCCGTATTAAGGGCTTGTTAGTTTCTGTCCCAGCTGCTGGCGGAACTATGACCTTAAAAGATGGTTCTGGCGGTACAACGCTATTTAGCTTTGTAGCCCCTGCTGTTGCTGGCGCAGTTAACGTAGTAGTTCCTGGTGAAGGTATCCTTTGCAATAGCGGAATTTATGCTACAACCCCAGCGGGTATGACGGTAACAGTGTTTTATGGCTAAGAAAAAAAGTCCCTCTCTTGCAATTGGTCGTGGTGAAAAGTTGCCTGTATCTAAGGGTGCTGGGCTTACCGCCAAAGGTCGTGCTAAATATAATGCGGCTACTGGCTCGAATCTAAAGGCTCCACAGCCCGAAGGCGGTTCTAGGAAGAAGTCATTCTGCGCCCGTATGTCTGGTATGCCAGGACCAATGAAAGACGAAAAAGGCAGACCAACCAGAAAGGCTGCCTCCCTTGCGAGGTGGAAATGTTAAGATGAGTGATATAACAATTGAAACAGCTCGTGAATTAGCTACCCATGCTAACGACATCCAGCACTTACAGGCAGACATGGACAAAATGGTTCAAGAAATGTCAGAAATTAAAACTGCCATACAAGGGATTGAAAAAACTTTATCTGAAGCTAAAGGCGGCTGGAAAACATTGGCTGCTATTGGCGGGTTTGTTAGTGTATTGACTGGTGTAGCTGGTTTTGTTGCTGGATACTGGGGAAATAAATAATGCCAAGTGTCTCTAAAAAACAACACGGGTTTATGGCTGCTATAGCCAACAATCCTAAATTTGCCAAAAAAGTTGGCGTGTCTAAATCTGTAGGAAAAGAGTTTATGAAAGCAGACAAAAGTCGTAAATTTAAAGAAGGTGGCTTAAAAGAAACCGATGCTGAGAGCAATCCAGGCTTAGCTAAATTACCAACCGAAGTGAGGAATAAAATGGGATATATGAAAAAAGGTGGCATGGCTCATGAAGATGTTAAAAAAGATATGCCAATGATGGAAAAAGTTGCTAAGAAAGCCGTTAAAGGTCATGAGAAAAAAATGCATAACATGGCTAAAGGTGGCGTAACTCGTGCTGATGGCTGCGTATCCAAAGGTCACACTAAAGGTAAAATGATTTCTATGAAATCTGGCGGAGCTTGCTAGTATGAAACGCAAAATGCGTAAGTTTTCTGAAGGCGGCTTTGAAACCGCTGAAAGTAAATCTAGGATTGATGATGACACACGTGCCCGTGCTATGAAGTTTGTAGAAGAGGCTAGTGAAAAGTCTCGTGATATTGGCGCACCTGTAACTCGTTCAGCTTCTAAAAGTACTTCTAAAGTATCTCAAACCGTTGCTCCACCCACTAAACCAGTAGTTGACATGGAAGCCGAGAGAGCACGTATGGAAGGCTTGACTAAGAGCCAAGCGCTTGAAAAGGTATACCCAGTTGAGAATATCATTGGAGGCGGTAGTGCGGCTTTGCTTAAACCAATGTTAAAAAAAGTAGTTGAAATGGGCGCAAAACGTACAGCCAAGGAAGCCGCAGAAAAAGCTACTGAAACCGCAGCTAAAAACACTGTACGCAAAGCTGAAGAAGGATTTAACCCAGCAGAGGCGTTAGAAAAAGTTAGTCCAGCAAAAGTACACAATATTGCGGGTAGAAAAATACCAGTAAAACGCACAACTAGAAAATCTAAAGGCACTGAAGGCATGGCTGACGATGGCGGATCTGGTGCGTTTAAACGTGGTGGTAAAGTGTCCTCAGCGTCTAAACGTGCCGATGGTTGCGCTGTTCGTGGAAAAACGAGGGCATAATGCGAATTGAGCCAATTAGATCTATTAGCCCAGCTTTGCAATTAGATCTTAATATGGGTAAGGAAGACGCTCGTCAAAGAGAGCAACCAAACACCAAAACTGCAACCATAGAAATATCTGAAGAAGCTAAAAATAAAGCAAGAGCTGAAATTAGCAAGATGGCAGAAGAACAGAAAGCAAAAGTTGAAGCTGATCGCCCACGCACTTATACTGAAAGACTGCAGGATATGGGAAGACTACCTAAAGGTGGTGGCGGTAGCGGTGGTATTGGTAAAATGAACCGTGATATTACAAAGAATTATAAAAAAGGTGGTGCAGTTAAATCTGCTTCTGCTAAAGCCGATGGCATTGCTATTCGTGGAAAGACAAGAGCATGAGACCAAGCAGAGGCATGGGCGATATAAACCCGTCTAAGATGCCAGGCAAGAAAATGATTAAACGGAAAGACAATCCAGAAAACGTGGAGATGTACGCTGAAGGCGGCAAAGTAAAGTCCAAAGTAAACGAGGCAGGTAACTATACTAAACCTGAGTTGCGTAAACGCATCTTTAATAGTGTTAAAGCTGCTGCTGTGCAGGGTACTGGAGCAGGTCAATGGTCAGCCCGCAAAGCACAGTTAATGGCTAAAAAATATAAAGCAGCTGGTGGTGGATATAAATGAGTGGGTTGGCAAAATCACAACAATCTTTAAAGTCTTGGGGCGACCAGAAGTGGACAACCAAGTCAGGAAAAAAATCGTCCGAAACGGGTGAAAGATATTTGCCAAAAAAAGCAATAGAAGCACTAAGTTCACAGGAGTACGCAGCAACAACAAAAGCAAAACGAGCGGGAAAAGCAGCGGGAAAACAGTTTGTCCCTCAACCAAAAAAGGTTAAAGAAAAAGTAAAATCTTTTAGGAAAATATGAGCACTTCAGGAACCACTGCATTTAATCTAGACTTAAATAACCTCGTAGAAGAGGCTTTTGAGCGTTGTGGTTCACAACTACGTTCTGGCTATGATTTGCGCACCGCACGTAGGTCTTTAAACCTATTAACTGTAGAGTGGGCTAATCGTGGTATTAACTTATGGACTATTGAACAAGGTCAGATTGAGCTGGTTACAGGGCAAGCAATGTACCCTGTCCCAAATAACACTATTGACCTTCTAGATACTGTTATTCGTCAAAATAATGGTTCTGCAAGCAATCAAATTGACATTAACATTACCCGTATTTCAGAATCTACTTACTCTACAATCCCAAATAAATTAACCACTGGTCGCCCTATTCAAATGTGGTACAACCGTCAAAGTGGGCAAAGCAACCTTACTACTGCTACTTTAAACGGCACTATTACCTCTACGGTTACCACTATTACTGTAAGCGATGCAAGTCAGTTAACAAGCGGTGGATACATCCAAATTGATTCAGAAATCATTGGCTATTCTAATGTTTCTGGTAACCAGTTAATTAATTGCTATCGTGGTCAAAGCGGTACAACTGCCGCTGCACACACCACTGGCGCTGTTATTACCAATAAAAACCTTCCATGTATAAACGTTTGGCCCACTCCCGATGCTGGCGGTGGTCCTTATACCTTTGTTTATTGGAGACTACGCAGGATACAAGACGCTGGCAACGGTGCAACAG